AAATAGTCAATTCACTGGTTCATTCAATTGTCCGAATTTGCAGACAGTTGGCTATAATGCGTTTCTAAATAGTCAATTCGATGGTGCGTTCGAGTGTCCGAATTTGCAGACAGTTGATTATCAGGCATTTTTATATAGTCAATTCACTGGTTCATTTAATTGTCCGAATTTGCAGACAGTTGATTATCAGGCATTTTTATATAGTCAATTCACTGGTTCATTTAATTGTCCGAATTTGCAGACAGTTGGAGCTTATGCGTTTTATAACAGTGTATTTGATACAATTACAATTGGAGCAAACGCAACATTAGGGGAATATTGTATCGGAGCTCACAGCACTGAATTCATACAGGACTACGAAGCTAATGGCAAGCAAGCAGGGACATACGTGTGGGATGGCACGCACTGGATTTATCAAACTTAAAAAATTTTTAATATGGCAAAAGATATAATTTTTAGAGCGAAATTAGACACAAAGCAGGCGGAAGCTGGTGCACGCAATTTAGGTCAAAATATTAACAAAAGCGTGTCAGAGACTACTGGTGTAGACAAACTATCACAACGTATGGCTGAACTAAACAAAAATATGGACGAAGGTAATTTGTCTATAAGGCAGTATAGGATGGCTATTAAAGAGTATCAAGACATAGCCGTTCAAGCGGGGACTAAATCAGCGATTGGAGTAGAGGCTCTGGAGCGTGCAGCAAAATTAAAAGATGAATATTCAGATTTACAGATGCAAGTGCAACAGCTCTCGCAAGATCATCGAAAAATGAATTTGACAATGCAGGGCGTGAATGCGGCTGTAAATAGTTATCAAGCGTTCACAGGTATAATGGGGTTGTTAGGAGGTGAGAGTGAGAAGTTTCTACAAATTATGAGTAAAATGATGATAGTGCAGCAAAGCTACAATGCTATTTTGCAAGTTACTCAAGCTTTTGAAAAACAAACGTTACTAGGACAGTATGCTCGCATAACTGCAAATAAGTTACTCACAGCTTCGCAAAAAATGTATACGATGGCGGTTGGAACTTCGACAGGTGCAATGAAGGCTTTTAGAGTGGCTCTGATGAGCACTGGAATAGGTGCACTCGTGGTAGCTTTAGGTATGTTAATCGGCAATTTTGATAAAGTCATCAAAGTTGTAAAAAAAGTAGTCGGATGGCTCGGAGACTTCGGGAAGGCAGTAGGGAAACTATTTGGAGGCATCTTTAAAAGTAACAAAGATTTGGTAGATAGCAATGCAGAGGTGGAAAAAAGTGAAAAACAATTAGCAAGAGAGCATAAGAAGGCTTTGAGAGAGCGTGAGCGTGCTAATAAAAAGGCTTACAAAGCTATGAAGGATGATATAAAAGAATATACAGATGCTTTAAAGAAAAATAATGAAGATTATGAAAAAGAACTTATAAAACTGAATTTGACTAATGCTACTGCTATAGAGCGCAACAATGCTCTAATAGATAAGCTCACAGCTGATTTAGAAGTTAGAATAAACTATTTAGCATACATACAAAAGAATTTTGCTGATGAAAATGGTAAAATTATAGATGGAATGATGCAATGGCAGTATAATATAGCTTATGCAACTGCTAAACAGGTACAACAACAAATAGACGAGACAAAAGCTAATAATGAAAAACTTCAAAAAGAGCAAGAAAAACAGGAGGCTGCTAAACAAGCTGCAGAGGAGCGTGCAAGACAGCGTGCTGAAGCTGAAAAACAGCGGTTACAAAAATTAGCTGAAGATTATGAAAACTATAATAAACAAATAAACGAAATTTTACAGCAAAGCGCTGATTATAACAAAAGTTTAGAGGAAGAGAAGCTAATGAGCAATTTAGACACTTTTGGCAAAATAGAGCATTTACGAAATAAAGATTTAGAAGGGGTTGAAACGTGGTATCTAGAGCAGTTAAATTTTTTAGAGCAATATAAAAATGACAAAGCAAAATATGACAAAGGTCTTGAAGAATTAGAACAGGCTCGATTAGTTAAACGAGCTGATATAAACACGAAATATGATATTGAATTAGCAGTTGAGCGACAAAAATTTGAAGAGAACTATACGAAATTTTTAGAAAAACAAGAGCAGGAGCGGTTACAACAAACTTTAGAAGCGTTGAAAGAGCGTGAAGATAAAACAGCGTATTTGCAAGAGAGTTTTAGAATTAAACAGCAGGAAATAGAAGATAAATACAAAGATTTATTAGAGGAAGCGAGGATAATGGAAGACGAACAGGCGTTAGCTAATTTACAAGCGTTGAAGGATGAGGAGTTGAGGATTATTCAAGAAACTTATGATAAAGAAATTGAGATGAATAAAGCTGCTTTAGAGCAAATGCGAAAAGATAGAAATAGAGCAGCTATTCAAATGAATTTAGAGTATAGTGAAAAAATTCTCGGAGGGCTTTCACAAATTTTTGCAAGCATGAGTGCAATGTCTGAAGAGAATTCAAAACAGCAAAAAACTTTGGCTATGGTTTCGTTAGCTTTGAACCAAGCTGCAGCTATGGGTGCAGCAGTGCGAGCAGCGATTGATGGTGCTAAAGATATGCCAGATCCTATTTCAAAAATCGCTTATTTCGTCACTACTTTAGCGACGTTTATGGGAATAATCGCATCGACTATTTCACAAGCAAAACAAATAGCGAATAGTGGGAATATTAGTGTAGGTGGTGGCATAAATCCTGCACTCACAAATAATGTAAATCAGAACTACAATGCTGTTCAGGAAAACAGAGCTACTGAACTTCCTCCACAGCAGGTNTACGTTTTAGAAAGCGACATTACATCTACTCAAAATAGAATTCGTAGAATTAGTGTAAATCAAGTGTTATGAAAAGTATATATATATATTTTAATAATGAAATCGCAGATATATACTATAAAGATAATAGTAAAAATCTGCACTGCACGATTAATTTATACACTGATAGCAAAAATATTAGAGAGCAATTTCGTAAAAATTTACTGCAACGTTACTGGGATAGATTAGAAATTAATGATATAGATGATTTAAAAATGATAGTTAAAGATAGTTTTGTGCAGATTTTCACGTTACAACGTGAAAAAATTGATAAAAATGATTAATTAATAGAAAAATTACGTATATTTGTAAAAATTAATTTATATGGATGTATATAAAATCGACGAAACTAAAGATATTGAGATGGTTGTGAACTCGTTTGTCTCCGAACCAGCGACGGAGAAAGAGTGGCTATTCTTTAATAAACGAAAGGTATTAGATTTTTATGATGACGAACAGCAAATAGTTACAAGTGTTGTGATGTTGGCTAATACTCCGATTTATCGTAATGATGATGGCTATGAGTATAAGTTAGTGTTTACACCAGAAGCGATAAAAAAAATGGCTTTTGACTATTTTAGTAAAAACGGGTTCAACAAAATTAGTATAGAGCACGATGGTAAAGAGATTGAAGGTGCAGCTATTCTATTAGAAAGCTATTTTGTAGATAATATAAAATCAGTGCCACAAAAATTTGGAAAAATCCCTGATGGCTCGTGGATAATGAGTTACAAAGTAGTGGACAAAGAGATTTGGAAAATGATAAAAGAAAAGAAACTACGAGGCTTTAGCGTGGAGGTCATAGCTGATTTAAAAAAATTGAATTTGAATTTAAATAAAAATACAAACCAACAAAATCAAAAAAATATGAAAAAAGAAAAACAAAAAGAAAAAACAAAAGAAAAATTCCTTGATGCTGTAACAGATCAAGGTGTGCAAGTAACTTTTGATGCTCTCGAGGTCGGACAGCTAATTTACGCAGTTGCAGAAGACGGCACAAAGGTAACATTAGAACAAGGCACGTATTTAATTAACTACGAGGATAGAGTTTATGAGGTCGTAGTCGGCGAAAATGGTACTATTACTGAAATTAACGAGGTTACTAGCGAAGAGGCTATGAGTAACGATGATGTTAAGAAAACATTAGATGAAATGAACAAAAAAATTGCTGAAATAGAAGAAAAAATAAATTCTTTTATGACAGCGAAACCTACTGCTACTGCTACTGCTAAAAAGACTAAACCGCTGACGGATGATAGTAATAGTAATACTCGTACAGATTTTTCAAAAATTAAAGTAAAATTTTAATAAAAAGGAGGTAAAAAATGAAAGAATTTAATTTTAAAGTAGATAGAAAGATATCTACAATGCAGATAGGTAAAAATAAGTATAAATTTGCTATTGATAAAAGTGGTGCTACTGACATTAACATTACACAAGACAAAATTGAAGACGTTATTTATAGTATTTTTGACAGTAGTGAGTTTCTAGACCTTGTTAGAATAATTACAAATATAAAAGGCAAACAAAAAATTCCAAAAATCTATTTGCAGGGTGTACAAGGTGCTGGCAACGGGCTTGTAGATTCAACAGGCTGTGGCTTTGAAGACACTACCGAAATGGTCTTGTCTGACGTAGATATAGAAGTAACTAAAAAAAGAATGGGTTTAGAGCTATGTTTAGATGAACTAGTGAACATGGTGCTCGAAGTGCATATTTCCGATGGTGCACGTAATGAAAATTTAGACATAAATGAAGCTTTGCTCGCATATTTCGCACAAGTTTTAAGAAAAAACATACAGGAATATGCTTTTGCAGATGGAACAGATGGTTTATTAACAAAAATTTTGACAGATGGTACTGCACCTACTATCTCTGCTACTGATCCTCTCGAAATTTTACTAGCACTTTATGAAAATCTACCAAGTGGGTGGCAAACTTCAAACGAGGCTAATCCTGTAATTTTTATCAATTCTGCTATGATGACAGCTATAAGGGGGCAAATTTTTAGTTCGACAGCTCCTATAACTTCATCGATAGAAATTGTAAATAATAGGTTTAATCTACCTCTCACAAACGCAGTGGTAGTGGCTTCTCCACATATGCCGATAAGCGGTAACAAAATGCGTGCAGTAGCGGGGATTTCAAACTACCTATTTTTAGCTACAGATTTAGAAAGCGATTTCGATGATGTTAGAGTTTGGTATAGTAATGATAATGAGACTATTCGATTTTCCTCGCAAGTATATCTCGGCACTGCTGTAGCTGATATTACAAGTTTTGTGAAATATATAGAATTATAGAAGGAGGCAGTTATGATTTGTAAATTAACAAATGGTATAAGTTTGAAAGATTGCGACACACCCGGCGGCGTGTCTGAATCTTATTTTATAAATATTGAAGACGTTGACACCTTGACTGTTACTGATTTTCAAGTAAGTGCTTTGACTTTAAAAACTGATGCAAAAGCGTATAAAATAGCTTTCGAGCCTGAAACGAGTAATTTCTCGAGCAATGCAGTTGGAAGTCAGGAGAACTCAAGTGCAGCTTTTGAGCAAGCGTGCGAAATAAAAATTAATAAAGTTGATAACAACGTTTTAAAACAAATCGACGCTTTGACAAAAGGCAGGCACCTTGTGATTATTCAAAAAAATGATAAAACATATGAAATGTATTTCCACGAAGGTGGAGCAAAATTTGTTGCTAATTACAGCACAGGCACTGCTTTAGAGGACGCTTCTGGAGTAACTTTGACAGCTACTCACCGACAAACTTCTAACATGCTTTTAGTTTCTGAAACTGTTATGGAGGCTTTACCTATCGAAGAAGAAACACCATAAAAAAATAAAAATTAAAAGGGAGTTAAAAACTCCCTTTTTTAAAATTTAAATTCTATGAAGTCTGTAAAATTAGAGATAAACATACCAAAACCTTCTATAAAAAGCACCTCTGGTGATATAATTAAATGGGGGGATAGAGATAATTACTCGTATTTTTTAAACTATTTGTTTATCAATAGTGGATTACATCAGGGGATTGTAAATGGCAAAAATAATTATATTTATAGCGGTGGAATAAAGAGCGTAATCGCTGATGGCTACTACTTTTTAGACGACATTAATGAAATTGTAAAAAAAATTATAAAAGATTATGAAATTTTTAATGGCTTTGCACTAAAATTTGAAAAATTCAATAACATCTTAAAATGCGATTACATAAGTATAGCTAATGTTAGAATTCTAAAAGATGGTTCATATGCTTACTGCGAGAACTGGACTGGTCGCAAAAATATCATTTATTATAGTGATTTTTTTGACGAAGTTTGGATAAATAATAGTGCAATAGCGTTTTTNGGCCTTGACCCGTTCATTTTAAGTGATGAAAATAATGTAAANTCGATAAATAACTATCCTGTGCCGATTTATAACAGTGCTATACCGTCGATTATGACTGATATAGCGATAAAGTTTTACAATCTTGGTGAAATTTATAATGGCTTCAAAGCTAGTGCTATTATAGATATAATAGCGGGTAGGCAGATGAGTGAACCTGATAAACAAGACTATATAAATGATTTAAAGAAAAGTATTTANGATAAAAANAATTGGGGTGCAGCTTATATAAATTTTTCAGAAGGTGAATCACCTTCGGTGGTTGTGAATCCAATCCCGCAGACCGACATGGTTGACCGTTACAATGCGGTGTGGGAAGCTGTCAAAGAAGATATCTTAATCTCTCACCAAATAACAAATCCTCTCCTGGTAGGTATTAAAACTCCAGGCCAGCTCGGAGGAGCTACTGAATTAGCTACCAGTTTTGACATTTTTCGTGCTCAATATATTTTACCTCGTCGAAATTATTTACTCGACTGCCTAAAAAATATAGGTATAAACGTCGAAATAGAAGAGATTTTGCCTAATTTTCTAAAACAATCTACTACAAATTATATGTTTAGCAGTGAAAAAGAATTCGTTGAAGACGAAAAAGTAGATTTTATATTAGATTTATTTAGCAAAGCAGGAAAAAAATTAGATGATAGTGTAAAAATAGTCTATGAACACGAGTTAGAAGAGGATGGAAGTGGTGGAATTGAGGATTTTGAGGTAGCTAAATATCTGAATTTTGCACAAAATTTAAGCTATAATGATTATGTTATACTGAATACACTTAATGAAAAAGGCAATTTATTGAATTTATGCGATGAATTGAGTATTTCAAAAGATAGATTAGATAAATCATTAGAGATATTGAAAGAAAACGGCTACATAAAAGGTTTTGAAGTTACGAAGGCAGGTAAAAATTTGTTGCAAAATACTAATATTCAAGTGGTTAGAACTTACTATCGTTATACTGTAAAGCCTGGACTTGGAGACCCGATTATTCCCACTACTCGCAAATTTTGCAGACAAATGATTACAGAGAATAGAATTTATACTAAAAAGGAAATAGANATGATATCGGCGAGAGCTGGATTAGATGTATGGCTTTATAGAGGAGGGTGGTATAAGAACTATCCCTGGTGCAGACACTATTGGCACCAAGTTTTTGTTTTAGAACCTATAAATAAATAAAAAATATGACATTTGAGGAATTGTTTACAGTATCTGAAATAAAAGATATTAGCATTATGCAGAAAAATATCAACGATGATGTTATAGCTACGCTTTTGCAAAATGTTAAAGAAATTGAGTTTTTACCACTCTTCAAAAATAACTTTTTTGAAGATTTTTTACAGCGTTGGACGAATGGAACGCAGACTACTCACGATATTCAGCTAAAACACTATATGTTGCTATACATTACTAAATGTATAGAATATAGAGCTGTAACTACTTTAACATATCAGATACGTGCAAGTGGCATTGTATCTATGAACGCAGAAAACGCAGTGCGGGTAACTGATACTGAAAGAAAAACTATGTTAGATCAGTTGAATAGTGATAAAGAATTTCATAAACATATGATGATAAAGTTTATAAACAGTAATTATAGTGGCTTTATAACTACAAGTCGTGCATTTAAAAATTTTGATATATTATGACTTTTAAAGAATTTTTAATAGACATAGATAATTTTTTAGCTAATGAGAATATTTTTGCAAGCTACTACTATTCTTATGTTAACAATGTTTTTACTGAAAGAAAGTTGAAATATCCGCTACTCGTCTATCACGTTGACGGCTTCAATCATAGTATTTTAGAGAATTCTATCACGAATTTAAAATTTAATTTTTTTGCTTTTGATAAGCTAAAAACTGATAATAGTAATGTGATAGATGTTCAAGATGATTTGCTAAAAAGGCTTATTTATCTACAATTTTACTTAAAACGTGTGCATTATGCCACTAATTTTAACTTAACAGCCGTGTCNGANGAGGCGTATTCTGAAAAAATTACAGGGTGGATATTAGATTGTATTGTGAAGGTTGATACTACTAATGATAGTTGTATTAAAGAAAAAACACTAAAGGAAAAGGTAGAAGATTATGCTAAAGTTATCAAAAGATACTCAGATATAGACCTATGGCTGCGTGCAGATTATGGCGTTGTTACTGATAGTAATAATAAAGTAAGTAGGTGGGAAGACTTTGTCCATCCCGACTACAACATAATCCAAAATGCAGCTAATAGACGACCTTTATTAGTTGATAATTATGCTAATACCTTTCCAGCACTGCAATTTGATGGTGTGGATGATTATTTGAATGGAGGTGATATATGCGATTTGAAGCTCACTGGAGGGACGTTGATAGCAGTGTTGCAACACGAATATTTGACATATATAAACCATTTTGCTATTTCAAAAGCGAATAATTATAATGCAGATAAAAGTTGGTATATAAGGATAACAACTGGAAGTTATATGATTAGTTTTGCTGTGGTAAAAGAGAGCAAAATTACATATTCAAGTAAAGGATATTATCAAGCACCTGAAGATAAATTAGAAAATGTAGTAACAGCTTGGAAAATAGATAATGCCAACAATGTAATAAAAAAATATCAAAATGGTGTAAATACGGATACAGATGCCTTTGATGGCACTTATGATATGAATAATAATTATGATTTGGTAATAGGAGCTTTGGGGAGGACTGGATTAGACCCGCGATGGTTCTGGGAAGGGCATATAATGGAAATAATAAAGTTTGATAGAGTGCTAACTGATGACGAGTTTGCATACGTGCACGAATATTTAAATTTAAAATATAACTTATATTAAAAAAATAAATATGTTAATAGAACAAATAATTTTAAAAACACAAGAGCTGACGACAAAAATATTAGACGTTATTAGCTCCAACCTGTTGCTAATCATACCTTTAGCAATATTGAGTAATTTTTTTATAAACGTGCAATGGTATTTTTATATAATATTTATAGTAATAGTGCTGGATATAGTTACAGCCTTGTTAGTAGCTAAAAAGAATAAGATAAAAATTGAGAGTAACAAGTTTTTTAATAGTATTGTAAAAATAGGATATTACTACACAATAATGTTAGTGCTATATTTGATTGATTATTTTGTAATAAAAGATGGCTTTATTTTAATTAACTTTGCCAGTATAATTATTTTAATTAATGAGCTAATCTCAATAGATGAAAATATTTGTAAACTTATAGGTCGCAATACAGCACTCACAAAGGTATTTAGGCTAGTTGAGAAAATGTATTATGACTTTATAAAAAAGTTTATTGATAAAAATCAATAAAATAATGTATAAATTTGATAGCAAAAAATTTGGTTTTTCTAAAAAATATTTTGTATATTTGCAAAAAAAATATGGAAGTGATTATTAATTTATCAGCAAAAAAATTAAAGAGAAGTGGTGATTTATATTATATAGATACGCCATCTACTTTAAATTTATCTAATTGTAAGTTTATAGAGGAGTATGCATTTTGTGATAGTAAATTTGTAGGGAAACTAAAAATACCTAATTGTAAAAAAATAGGTCAACACGCTTTTGCGAGTAGTGTGTTTTCTGAAATAACAATAAATGATAATGTTGTTTTAGAAAAGAGCTGTTTGGGAATTTATAGTTATGAGTTTTTTAGAGATTATGAAAAAAACAATAAAAAAGCAGGAACTTATGTTTATAATTTAAAAAAAAATGAATGGATATATCAAAAATAATCGCATCATAAGGGATTGAAATACTAAATTCTACTTAGTTGTTTTCATAATTTTATTTTTTAGGGGTTAGACAGGGGGCGCAAGCCCCCTTGTTTATTGGTGTTCATAGATATGTATTTACAAATATTTGTAGTCGTTTGTAAACGGATATATGGAATTTTTTGTTTAATTTTGCTAAAAAAATATGGATACAAAAGAATTAGTAAAAACAGCAAGAATGTTTATAAAAGACAAGTATTATAGCTATATTGAACAGTATTGTGAAAAATACGAAATAAATACAGTTGAACGAATTTGTCATTTTTTAGCTCAAACGAACTATGAAAGTGGATATATGAACTACATAGAAGAAAAATTTACTTATAGTGCTAAACGATTATTGAAAGTTTTTCCGAAATACTTTAAAACTATCGACGAAGCTAATGAATATGCCTATAAACCTGAAAAAATAGCTAATAAAGTGTATGCTAATCGAATGGGTAACGGTGATGAGCAAAGTGGAGATGGATATAAATATAGGGGGCGTGGATTATTACAATTAACAGGAAAAAATAACTATTTGAAATTCTCAAAATGGTATAATGATAGCAAAATTTTCGTAGATAGTCCAGATTTACTTTTACAACCGCAATTTGCTGTGCTTTCGGCGTTTTTTTATTGGGATATTAAAAATCTAAATAGTTACATTGTAGACAATGAAAATGCTTATAATATATGTAAGTGCATAACAAAAAAAATAAACGGGGGCTACAATGGGTTGGAGGAGCGTTTTAGGTTATATAAAAAAATACGTGAGCTATATAATGAATTTGATAAAGATTATTATGAATAAAAGAGAAAAAAAGTTATTTTTTGTAATATTAATTTTGTTAGCTGTAATAATGTTTATGTCTAACAGCTTTCGTAAAAAAAATGATATTATTGATTTTAATAATAATCTTATAAACAGATACAAAAATGATATAAAAAGTTATAATATAAAGATAGATAGCTTGAATGCTGTATTATTAGCTAAAAAAAATATAGACACTGTAATTATAACAAAATATAAACAAAAAATAGATAGTGTGTATGTTTATAATTACAATGATTATGTGGTGTTTTATGATACCTTGTTAAACACTAATTTAGCTAACGTAGACACGTTTATATGCTTTGATAGTATTAGCGTGCAAAAACTAACTATAAAATTAGTAAATTGTAGTTTAGACAGCGAACTTTTAGCTAATTGTTNGATACAAAATAACTTATATNCTAATATTATTAACATTCAAGATAGTGTAATTAGTCTAAAAGATAGTGTAAATGCGAGCTTGGAAGATATGTATAAACAAAAAGTAAAGAAATTAAAAAGGCANCGCAATACTTTTGCTGGTGCNACTTTGGTTGAGTTTTTGGTAATTTTAGGTTTAATTACAAAGTAAAATAAAACAATGGAAAAAATAATTAATAAAATTAAAGAAAGATTAGAGCAGCTTAATATTAAGCAAATAATAAAAGTATTTGGAGTATTTTTATTAGATACATTTATAATTCTATTTAAGATAATAATAATCGTACCAATGATGATAGGTTATATTTGGGCAGATATTTTATTAAAATTTTTTTCACAAAAATAAAAAAAATAATAAAAAATAAAAAATATGAGAACATATCTATATAATGATAACAATTATATAAAGCTCTACAATGCAGATTGTATACGGACTATGGAGCTATTAATAAGTAAAGGTATTAGTGTAAATGCCATTATAACCGACCCCCCATACGGCTACCTTGACCACAAACTGGACAGGTGGTTTGATAATNANAAATTTTTTGAACTTGCATATGAGATAATTAAAAAAGANGGNTTTNTNATATTTTTTGGCAGAGGTGTAGAGAATGCTAAACGCATGGTGATTGCCGACAAAGTGGGCTTTAAGTTTAAAGAAGAGATAGTATGGAATAAAAAGAATTTTAGCACCCCTACCCTTAATTTGCACCGCATACACGAGATGGTATATATATTTACAAAAGGGAATGGCACTATAAATAAGGTATATAAACCTGCGACAGATGAAATATTTATCTATGATAAAGATGAGTATATGAAAGTATTAGAAAATGATATAACAAGCTTAATTGGTAAAATTAATAATATAAAAAATTTTAATGAATTTGAAAAGTGGAGAAATGGTGATATAAAAAGAAACAAGATAGGAAAATTTAAAGTTACTGTAAAAAATTTAAATTATGGAAATGATGAATGTTATAGTATTTTAAATAAATATAATAAAGGGAGAGTAGTAAAAAGTATTGTTAGTATTTTTAATAGTGTAAGGAACTCGCACTCTCAAATCCATCCTACCGAAAAACCCGTAAAACTATTACAAATATTAACAGAATTAATTGACAATCAATCTGATAACTACACTATTTTAGACCCCTTTGCTGGTAGTTGCTCACAAGCTATAGCTTGCTATAATTTAAATAAAAACTTTATAGGTTGTGAAATAGACAAAGAATATTATGATTTAGCAGTTAATCGGATATACAAAGAATGTCCACAAAAATTATTTATATGAAAAAAGTTATATACATATTATTAATATTATTTTTAATAAGTTGCTCAAAGCAGCAANCAATCAAGTATTTAGAGCAGCGATACTATTCTATCTCGCATTATTACAATGATTTAGATGTTAAGATATATCATATATGCAGCAAATATCAGGCATTACACCTTTATAACGATGTCAAAGGCACTATAATTCAAGAAATTGGCATATCGAACTATCATAAAACAGCTAAACATCGTATGTCTATTGTATCACACACAAATGATATTGGCACATGTCAATTTCAATCAGCAACATACGATTGGTTATCTACCAAATATGGCATAAACACTAACATCATAGATCCAGAAACCTCTCAAATAACAGTTATGGTGCTGGCTTTCAAAGATGGGAGGCAAAATTATTGGAATGGATATAAAAAATACAAAAATTCTATCGAATAATTATAGCTATTTATAGAAATATTAACATTACATAGCCGTTTAATTAATTTATCGAAAAAACTATACTTTATGGCTAAATATATAATTATTTTATCGAATAAAATTAGCAGTTAGTCTAATAAATGCTAAAATAAGCGTTTACAAACGTTTAATATCCGACTATCTCAAATTTTTGTTGTATCTTTGTGTATTAAAATTTTAGAAAAGCGATGAAAACAAAAAAAATAGACAAAAAACAAATAAGTGTAAAAAACTTAATAGTTTGTCTAAATACGTATAAAAATTCATCTAATTTTTTTACTAATTTGTCTAAAACAGCTAAAATTTATGTAAAAAAATTTGGTTTTTCTAAAAAAATGTTGTAATTTTGTATCATAATAAAACCCAAAAAAATAAAAATTATGAAAACACAAAAAAACACCCCAGAAGTTAAAAGCAAGGTTACATTTGAAGATTTTTTCGAATCAACTTTTGCCAATTTTCAAAAAATAAGCAAAGAAGAAATTAAGATGTTAAAAAACACACAACCTAATTTTATTTCAAAATCTGGTTCAACCTATTGGTATTTAAACGGTTATGTTTACCGCCATTCAAGCCACTTTTCAAGAGATACAAGAACCTGCGCTTGGTTTTTAGAAGGTAAAAGTGTAACTAATAATGTATCAGGAATTTATGGCAAATGCAAATTAGAGGATTTTGTGCAAATAAACACAAATGCAGAAATTGGCAAAAAATACAAAATTATATATGCACCAAAAGATAGAAAGGGTGTAGCTTTTATAACTGAAGGAGAAGGTGTTTTACAAAAAACTACCGAATTTTACTATATTTTTGACACTTTTAAAGTTCATAAATGGACATTAGTAACATTGATAGAAAAATAAACCAAAATAACAAAAATTATGGAAACACAAGAACAAAAATTAGAAAAAATCGACATTATCGAAGATAAAGTAGATATCGTCGAAAAAAAACAGCAGAATGCCGAAATTAATGCTTTGACATTAATAGACAAAGCTATAGAAAAAGACATAGACGTCGACAAGTTTGCAAAATTAGTAGACATTGTAAAGATGTTAGAGAATGAAAAAGCAAAACGAGACTTCTATGAAGCTTTGAGTAATTTTCAAGGTGAAGTGCCACCTATTAAGAAACTTTCAAGAGCTGATATGGGGTACGGGAAACCTAAGTACAATTACGCCGAGTTTGGTGAGATTGTTACTACTATTCAAGAACCTTTAAAAAGGCACGGGTTGAGCTATCATTTTGAAATCGGCAACGAACCTGTTGTCATAAAAGGTGAAAAAGGCGAGGATGTGATAGTAGAATTCGTAGCTGTAACCTGCACCGTAGCTCACAAAAGTGGTTATGAAAAAACCACTACGATGAGCGTTCAAAAAGACGCAGGTGCAGGAAAAAGTAATGTCCAAGCTGTTGGTTCTACGATTACATATTTAAAAAGATATACACTTTTAGCTTTACTCGGTATCGGCACAGCAGACCCTGACGACGACGCTGTTAGCACCATACCCGAAAATCAAAAAACTACAAATAATAAAGAAGATAAAAGCGTTCTATTAGCAGAAATTAAAGATAAACTCGACCATTGCAACGATGAGGAAACTGTTAAAAAAATTTGGTCAAAATATCAGAAATATAGTAACGATGCTGATGTTTTAAATTTATTTNCAGAATGGCGAAAAAAACAAGCTAAAAAAGTTGAAGATGCTAAAAAAGTAGAGCAAAAAACTAAAATTACAAAAACTATAGATAGAAAGGAGGATGATAGCGATGAACTACAGTTATAATATTAGCAATTCAATGTTGCAAGCGTTTTTAGATTGTTTGAATAATAAAGCGTGTTTTTATGAATTTTATCATAGATATATAGTTAAAGACTACTCACCTGCACCCTCTCCTGCTATGCAGCTTGGAATATGGTTTGAGTATCAGTGTACAGGTGCCCTTCCCCGTTCAGGGGAGGCACCATCTCCTATAACTTTGAAAAGTGGTAAATTATCTGCGGAATACGAGCGTATGTTATATCATATCGATAAATTCAAGAAAATTACAGATACATATAATATAGAGATTTTAGAGGTTTCAAAAGAAATCGTTTACAAACGTATAAAAGGTATTCTCGATATTTACTGTAAAATAGACGGTCTTGAAAGTATAATAGACATTAAAACAACGGCTCAAATCGGAAATAGGTGGGACGATTTTGGCTGGGATGATAGGAATTTTCAGTATTCTACTCATATCCTGCAGCCTGCGATTTATAAATATTTAATATATAAAGAAACGGGCTACGAAGATATACCTTTTTATTACCTTGTTTTTAGTACTAAAAATACAGACATACTTTTCTGGGAGGTAAAATATTTGGACTTCGACGAAATGTGTTTACAGGTCGAGGATTTAGCTAATAGATTAGATGAATTTATACAAAATTCTGACGAAAGTAGTTATACGCCTATCTGCGATTACAAGGTGTGTCAAAAATGCGAAATGAACTGCTTTTATCGACAGGAAATTCCAAAAGTAGAGACGAAATTTTTAAAGTTAAATTTTTAAAAAATTAAAGTTATGGAAAATAAAGAAGATAGAAAATTTTTTATGAATTGTATAAATTATATCTATGAAACTTATAAAGATTATGATATAACTTGTTATTATTTAGTTAGTTTTAGAACACCATTATTTGACTATAATGTGCCAATTTTGCTTCTTTATATAGAAGATTTAAACGATGTAGGTATAGCTTTTACTTTTAATAGAAATCAATGTTCATATGGAAAAGGTGGCAAATTTATGGGATTTAATAAAAAAGACTACTTTCATATAAATGTTAGTAGCTTTGATGATTTTAAAGCCATTTTAAATAAACATTTTTATATTTTTAGTTATGAAAAATGATAACATAGTAGCCGTTTTTTATGATAATTATTTGAACGCTGATAACTTCGATAGTTATTATGAAAGAGACGGCGTAAAATATAAACGTGTAAGGGTAAATAGTTTAGATGAATTTAAAGAAATAGTAGACCAATATTTTAAAAAATAAAGTTATGGAAAAAGAAGAATTAGTAGCCGTCTTTGAAATAATAAACGGTAAAATTCAATTTTTAGGGCTATCTAAAAATTTTGAAGAAGATTACAAAATCACGACAGTAACTACGAATAGAGAGATTTACTATAAGAAGTTAGACGAGTGTGAAGATTATGAACTTAACTTGATACCTGATACCATAGAAGGAATTTGGTTTTATATGTATAAAAGAATGTTAGAGCAATGTTGGAAATACTTTTTACAAACTTTTTATAATTATGATGATGTAATTTGTGATGCTGTAAAAGGCGATGTAAACCTAATTTTTAGTGATGATTTACCAGATTTGCTTTTACGTGTAAAAGAAATTGATGAGGTAGGTTTAGCTATATATTTCCCTGAAAACCTATCTATCATTGAAGATTTTACAACTTATTATGAACGAAATGGTATTAAATATTTGCGTGTATTTATAAAAAATTTCGACGAATTTAAGATTATAGTAGACCAATATTTTAAAAAATAAAGATTATGGAGAAAAAAAATTACGATGGACACAGCAGGTTGCAAAGCGCTTGTGTGCGATGGTTTAAGTATCAGTATAAAGAATATGAATATAGACTAATAAAAATAGGTAATGAAGTGCCTATTTACAACGACGAATTGCGCATAAAATTATATAATAAATTCAAGGCAGAGGGGCTCCTGGATGGAGCCCCAGATATGTTTTTAGCAGTTGGGAACTATCTTTATAACGGGCTTTTTATAGAATTTAAATATGGCAACGACCGTTTACGTAAAAAACAGGTAGATGTAATAAAAAGTTTGGAGGAAGGCAACTACAGGTGCGTGATTGTGCGTAGTGTAGATGAGTTTATGGAGGTAATTAAAGAATATTTATCAATAAGATAGTTGATAAATAGCAATAAGATGTTAATAACTTTAAAAATTGTAGATAACTTTTTTTGGTTATATTAATAAAAGTTTATATATTTGTAAAAAAAAGTAAAGATATGGATACAAAAGTAAAAATTAAAAATGAGGTGAGAATAATCACTGAGACCCCTTATAACAAAGATTTTATCGAGGGAGCAAGAGCTTTAAATGGGGTTTGGATACCTTTTGAAAAAGTATGGATTTTTAACAAAGAAGTCGAAAGAGAGGTTATAGAGCTAATTGAAGATATTTGGGGGGATGAGTATGAAAGTGATGATTTTTAAAAAATAAAGTTATGGAAAAAATAATAGAAGATGTTAAATTCTATTCTGTAAAAGATATATCTAAAAAATTAGGTTTAACGCCACTTACAGTTAGAAAATACATAAGGAATAAGCGTTTAAAAGCAAAAAAACTCGGAAATGCATATGTTATTTCAGAGCAAAATTTTTTAGAATTTTTAGAACAATTAAAAAAATAATAAGATATGGGAGATAATATCTTTAAAAAATTACGTGAGATAGGTATCTCATCGATACCTGTAAATTCAAAAAAAAAACCGAGATTAAATTCTTGGAAAGAATACCAAAAAAGGTTACCGACTATCCAAGAATGCGAACAATGGGACAGTATCAAAAGCGATGGAATAGCAGTTGTGTGCGGTAGGATTTCAGGAAACCTCGAAGTTATTGACATTGATAATAAATTCGAGATGGCTGAACAAATTTATGAAGATATAACAAGAAAAATTACTGCACAACGAATAGATTTACTCGATAAACTTGTATTTGAGAAAAGCAAAAACAACGGCTATCATATAATTTATAGATGTAACAAAATAGAAGGTAATCAGAAATTAGCTATCTATGAGGATTTAAATAGTGGTGAAAAGGCTACTGTAATAGAGACGAGGGGAGAGGGTGGTTACTGTATAATTTATCCATCGCCTGGCTATCAACAATTACAAAAAAATATCCTAAAAGTTGAGGAAATAACAGAGGAGGAGCGTGATTATCTATTTGAACTTTGCGGTTTATGGGATAATGGACGTGATAGTAGTGAAAAAATAGTTGTAAATGATAAAAAAACTGATACTAATACTAATAAAAATACCGACGAAATAGACATTTTTAAATGGTATAATGAAAGGGATGATTTTATACAAGTTTTAACCGCTCACGGGTGGAAGGAACTATATAGGAATAGCAAAAAAATTACTTTTAAACGGCCTGGCAAGGAGGATAAAGGTGGTTCAGCAGATTTTTTATTTGATAAACGGTGTTTTCACGTGTTTACGTCGAATGGCTATCCGTTCGAGAACGATGAGAACTACTCTCCTTTTGATGTTTTTATGATGTTAGAAGCCAATGGTGATTTAAAAGAAGCTGTAAAACTTTTATTAGAAAAATATCCAGAACTTGATAAAAATAACAAAAAAAATAGCAAAAAAATTGAGCAAAAATATGATGTTTTTGAATTTTGGCAATTTAAAAGTAAAACTAATCACGATGAGCTTGTTATAGACCTAAAAAAATTAGCTCAATTCCTATATCGCAACGATTTTTTCTACTACTATAAAGACAAAGATAGCAACGTTTTAGTGCGAGAAGTTCAAAAAAATATCGTGGAGCAGGTTACTGAAAATTACATCATAAAATTTTTACAAGATTACATTAAAAGCTTGCCTGATGATTATTACTATGATACTAAAGAACAATTCGGCAAAGATTATCTGATAGAGCTTTTGAGCGTGCTAAACAAACGCAATTTAGATAATGTTTTACACAATCTTGAACGTCGTGAACTTGAATTTAATAAAGACACAGAAGATACCTGTTATAAATATTTCAAAAATTGTATAGTAAAAATTACAGCTACGAACGTGGAATATTTACAATATAGCGATTTAAAAAAATACATTTGGAGGGAAAACATAATTGATAGAGAGTACCACACGCAAGACCCTATTGGCAAGGTTTCAGAAGTTTTTGAATTTCATAAGTTAGTTACAAGTAGCAGAAACGTTTTAGGAGAAGTAGTGCCAAATCCACAACGACATAATGCTTTGCGATCGGCTCTCGGTTATCTGATGCATAACTACAAAGGCTACCTGGACACAAAAGCAATCGTATTTTGTGAGGAGCAGGTAAGTGATAGCGGTGGCAGAACAGGTAAAACCCTCACGTGCCAAATGCTCGAGCAAATGGGCGAGGTGTTTGCAAAAATAAATGGTAGAAACGTAGATTTTAGAAATAGGTTTTTGTTTCAGAATGTAGAATATAACACAAATATAATATCCATAGATGACACGAGTAAAAGGTTCAATTTCGGCGGGCTTTATTCTATTATCACAAATGGCTTGATAGTTGAAAAGAAAAATAAAACTTCAATTCAGCTATCTCACCAAGACACACCAAAGTTTGTTATTACAACTAATCAGGTCTTGACAGATGATAGCAATAGCGGGCGAAGTAGAAAGTTTGAAATTGAATTCTCCGACTATTTTTCCGATGACCACACGCCTGCCGATGAATTCGGACACCTATTTTTTAAAGATTGGGATGATGAACAGTGGAACCTATTTTTCGACTATATGATAGGTAGTATACAGCTTTACCTCTACGGTGGTTTAATGAAATATGAAAGTAAAACGTTGAAAAATAGGAAATTAGAATCTTATTTTGAAGACGAGGATATACTTAATTTTTGTGATAGCATCTGTTTATCTATCTTGTTAGAGAAAAAAAATATGAGTAATAAAGAGATATTCGAACTATGGCAGAAAGACCACGATAAAAATGAATATAAACAAGCTGATATTACAAGATTTATGAATAAATTCGTAGAATTGTGCCATTTAAAAGCTATAAAACAGATGCCCTATTGGGCTAATGGCAAAACACAGCGTGGCTTTTGCTATATCCCTATGTATGCAAATTCTAAAGATACATTAGATTTTATTAAAATGCACGAAACGAAAAAAGATAATGTTAATACTCCTTTTTAGATAGTAAAATATTATCTCCCATAATATTTTTACACAAAACTCCCGTGAAATTCAAGTTTGCGGGAGTTTTTTTTATTGAAATACTGATTATTACTGGATTCTTACACTTCTTACAGTGCCTTACATTTATATTACACCTCTGAATGTCTGATAAATAGTAACCCTTACACTTATTACACATTTTTTTGATGTATTACTTATATATATATATATATATTATATATTACTATTTTTTTTTATTATTATTTATTAATTATTTTTCTATAGGGCAAATAGTAAAAAAAAAGTGTAAGATATGTAAGAACTCAATCTGTGACTACGTTTCATTAAGTGTAAGAGTAGTGTAATGGAGTGTAAGATGTGTAAGAATTCAATCGTAGTGTAGTTTTTAGTTTTTTACATATTCTTTATTTACAAAAAAACGGGGTAATAAAAATAAAAATTTATTGATACAAAAATAAGAAGGCGTATAAAGCATTTACAATCAGCGAGTTGTTTTTTTTATTTAACATAACTTAACGTGTTTTTAACATATATTAAAAAAAATTATTATATTTGTATAAAAAATTTAGATATGAGTAAGGAAAAGTGGACAAAGCAAAAAATATTACAAACTTGTTTATATCTTATACCTAAAAAAAATCCTGAAACCTTAAATACTCTTTTAGCAGTAATAGAGCGTGAGGGGAGGTATTTTTCAAAACCTACTTTTTATAAAAAAATAAGACCAGATTCAAAAGAATATCAGCAAATAGTAGAAGCGATTGAAGATAACAATTTATATTTAAGTGCATATGGTATTAATAAATTAAAATTTTTAGTAGATAACTATAATTTGAAAGCGATAGAAGATTGGTTGCGAATTTATGGTAGTGATAAAGTTAAGCAAGCCTTGAGTAGAAATTACAATATAACAGCGAAAGCGGATATTAGTTTTGAACAAGAAATGAAAAAAGTAGAAGAGGATTTGAGTAAATTTTCTAAAGAGGAACTTCTGCAGTATCGAGCTTTAAGAAAAAAATTATTAAACAATGAATAAAGAAGAGGCAGTAGATTTATATTTAGATAGAATTTTTTTACAATCAAATTTTTACGAATTTTTCAAATTCTTTTGGACAGCGATAAATAATGAAAAACTAATTGATAACTGGCATATAAAATATTTGTGTGACGAACTACAAGCCGTTGCTGAACACGTATTTCGTAGAGAAAAAAAAGAATACGATTTGATAATTAATATTCCGCCTTCGATGAGTAAAACTTCTATTCTGAATATCTATTTTCCACTATGGTGTTGGGTAAACGATTATACGATACCTTTTATTTCAGTTAGCTACAGCTACCAACTTTCGATAAATATTAGTGAAAAGTGCAGGGACGTTTTACGAAGCGATTTATTTCAAAAATATTTCTATGATATAAAAGTGAAGGAAGATAGTGACACAAAGCAGTTGTTCAAAGTTGTAAAAGATAACAAAGTAGGTGGTTTTAGATACGCCACCTCCGTCGGTGGCACCATCAGTGGTTTCCACGGACATTTTCTATTGTTAGACGATCCTCTCAATGCCGTAGACGCCTTGTCTGAAGTAAAAATAAAAAACGTAAATGAGTGGATAGACAATGTTATTTATAGTAGAAAGGTAGACAACGATGTAAGTGTAGTTATACTTGTTATGCAGCGACTACACGAAAATGACCCTACTGGCTACCTATTAGAAAAAAACAAAAATATAAAGCATATATGTTTACCAGCTTTAGAAAGTGATAAAGTACAGCCAGCTGAATTAAAAAAATATTATGTTGATGGTTTGTTAGACCCAAAAAGACTTTCAAAAGAAATATTAGAGCAGAAAAGAATTGAGATGGGCGATTATGCTTTTGCTATGCAGTATTTACAAGAGATAGTGCCAAAGAGTGGTAGTTTTTTCGACGTTAGTAAATTGCTAATAGTTAATAATTTAGACGAGAAAGAAGTTATAAGGAAAGTCAGATATTGGGACAAGGCTGGAACGCATCAGGGTGGAGCTTATACAGTAGGTGTAAAGATGGCTTTGCTNAANAATAAAACTTATGTAGTTTTAGACGTAGTGCGTGGGCAGTGGGAGGCTGGTGAGAGAGAAAAAATTATAAANCANGTTGCAGAGTTAGATGGTAGAGATGTTAGTATAATAGTAGAGCAGGAACCTGGTAGCGGTGGAAAAGAGAGTGCTGAAGCTACGATTAGAAATTTAGCAGGCTTCCGTTGCTATGCAGACAGGCCTACAGGCGACAAAATTTTGCGTGCAGATACGTTTGCGGTGCAGTTGAATGCAGGCAACGTTGCAATGTTGCGAGCAGATTGGAATTCTGAATATCGTAGAGAACTTGAATTTTTCCCTTACGGGAAATATAAAGATCAGGTGGATGCGAGTAGCGGTGCTTTTAACATACTTTTAAAACAAGGTAGAGGTATAGCTACGAAGGGTGGAGGTGTAAATTCTTTTTAAATTAATTTTTAAAAAAATATACATATATCAAAAAAATATATTATATTTGTAAAAAAAAGTTATGGATAAAAAAGAACTCAATAAAGAATTGATAAATTGTTTATCAAAAAGGAGCAATTTACAGCGTGAAATTCGAGAACTATATAAAGATATTGAAGAGCTAAATACTGAACTTTACAAAAAAATTTCAAGGATCGTTGAAGCGAGGGTAGAACTTGAAAAATTAGCAGAAAAGTATGTAGAATTAAAAATAGAACAACAAAAATTTTTAGAATAAACAACAAATAAAAAAATAAAGTTATGGACAGAAATGAAATTTTAGAAAAAAATCTTTTAGAAGCAGGCAGGCTTCTGAAAGAAAGCAAAAAAATGATTACACTTACTTATTCTGAACGCACCTACCTACAGCAGTGGTTTTATCAAAAAACAGGAAATAGAATTCTGAACCGAGCTTGTGATATAGAGCAGGCACTGTTAGTTTTTTACGACGTAGTTTTAGACGAAAAAACAAAAACTAAAAAACAAGCTGAAGCTGAAATAAATGAAGATAAAACTACTGAAAAGAAGACTACTGCTAAAAAAACTACTATTACTAAAACTAAAAAAGTAGAGGATAATGAAACTAAAGAAAGCGAAGAAGAAGCTGACGATAAGTTATAAAGTAAAAGTCAAGCATTTTGAAGATTTTTTGCGACTTTGCAGCTATGATAGAGCTGACGTTGACGGTTTTATAAATCTTTTGAGTAGATGCACTGAGGTTGATAAAGATATATTTTACAACTTAAAATTCGCAGACCTTATCAGATTTTATAAAGAACTTATAGATAGTGTCGATAAAGAAAAAGATAAAGCACCTAAAAAGGCAATAAAGGTAGATGGACGATATTACAAACTGATTGATTTACTGAATTTACCAGTAGCTTTTATCATAGATTTCGATTTAGTTGAGCAGACACCTTCATATCTTTTAGCTTTATGTTACACTGAAACAGGTAGCTATACAGATGAACGTAATACTATTGTAGACGAACGAGAAAAAGTAATGCAAAATGCTGATATAATCGACTATATGCGACTAGCTACTTTTTTTTTAAACTGGAACAATTTTCTACAAAAGATAAAGACAAAGAGCAAAAAAAATATAGTAAATCTGAAAAGATAAAGATGTGGATAGGTTCAGTAAAAATCGTTGCTAACAGCTACAACACAAGCTTCGACGAAGTTTTAAAATGGAATTTTGATAGGTTTATGGTTTTTTACAATTTGATAATAGATGAGCAAAAGGAAATTAACAAAAAATTGAGGCAAAAATGAAACGGTATAAAGCTTTAACATTTGAGGTCGATTTAAGCGGTCTTGGTACAGAACAGTGGATACAGGAAGAGCTCGACTATGACGAATTTGCACAAAAAATTATAGACACACTCATAGATGTTATGCGAGAAAAAGACGTTGAGGCCTCGAGTAATTTGATACAAAGTCTTGAACCCGAGAGCAAAAACGGTGAAATAGTTATCTATGCGGATTATTATTGGAAATTCATAGACAAAGGTGTAAACGGTTTAAGGCAGAGCAGGGATAGTGAGTTTAGCTTTAAATTTGTCCCTGCGTCGAAAAAGCACGCACTATCAATCGCAAAGTGGCTTGAATTNAGAGGNTTAGCNACNGAATTTACAACNTTGNCAGATGCTTATANAGTAGCTACAGCAACNAAAATNAAAGGAATTNGAGGTAGAAAATTNGTAGAGGNATTTGAAAAAGAAATAGATAAAATAGAGATATTATGATAGAAGGAGTTTATTTTTGCCGAAAAGATGGAGANGTGATTGGAACCCCCCTCCCAGCGTTCGATGATTTGTTTTTGCAGATAGACAGTGATAATACGAGTGCAGGGTTGTATTTCGTAGTAGATTTTTTAAATGTAGATAGTAATAAAAAAGTTACAATAAAATTATATCCAAAAATCGGCTATACGGTAGTAGAAACTTATATTTCGCAGATTTTGAAAAATTTGTTTAATGAAAATTTTGATTATTTTACATTAAATATAACAGTAAAAGAGTATGATGAAAGCGGGTATGTTAATAATCTTATTATGTCATTTATAGTGATACCTTCGATTTACAATAGTTTTCTACCGCCTTTAAAAAATTATTATTTCTATTACTACAATACAAGCGACTTTGATAAATTTTCAAAAATTGATAATATAATTTGGTATAAAGATGATTATACTTATTTAGTAGATAGTGTTCCAATAAACACTTCTTTAAAAAATATTTATAAAAAAGTAGGAACTGTTTACGAAAAACTTATACGAATACATCATAAACAAGTGTGCGAGCCACTTTGGAAGATTCAATATCTAAATTTACATACAGGCTATTATGATATTTTTGGAGGCTGGTATATAAAGCAAGACACTGTAAACGTTGAGAAGCAAATATATAATAGACAAAATTTAGGTGATATGGGAACACGGCAGGCTTTACCAGAACTCGACAACGAATTCAACTTGATTAGTTACGATTTGCCTATAGACCAGGCTAATTATATTGCAAAAAGCATAATTATGTCGCCAAAAACTTTTTTAATAGACACGAATGGAAATGAGATGGAGTGCGTTGTTATGAATAAAAATTACACTAATGCTTTGAACGTTGTGAACGTTTTTGCTAACATAAATTTAAACATAAAGTTATGAACATAACTATCAGATTTATTTTTAAACGCAGAATAGACACTCCGCCACAGGGCTCATTGCCAATCAGTTTTTCACAACTCAGGTTAGTCGACGAAACTTTTGAGGTTTTAGACGACAATTTTTCTGTTAACATCGATAATGAAAACATAAACGATTTTAGTAAAGCTATAGACAGTAAATTTACAAAAACATTAAAAGTTGCGGGAACGCAGAAGGCGATTGACTTTTTTAAAGAATATTACGAAGTTAGATACGAAGGTGAAAGCGATTATAATTTTTTATTTAATAGCAGGACAGGTGAACACTGCACGATATACGTAGATGGCATAGAGGTGATGCGAGGAGTAGCTTTGTTAACAGGTATAACTAAAAAAAATAATATAGTAGTTTTTGAGCTACAGGTTATAAACGATGTAAAAGACATATTAAACGAATTTAAAAACTTATACATAGATGAATTAGATGAATTTAACTATAATTGGAATTTCAATAATGTTAGAAACTTATTACATACAATTATAGATGATACCTTTACAGGTATCTGTATGTCAGATGGAGTGTGCGTTTCACAGAAATTTATAAGTAGTGAGAATGCGGTGAGAACGGCTATAGATATGAGTAAAATACCTATTGCGGGGAATGTAAAAAAATTGATAGATAAAGCGTTTGAGAAAGTGGGGGTTGAGTATCAGAGCGAGTTTTTTAGTAATAGTCAGATATTTAGCGACTTGTGGCTGTGCAATAATAAAGAAGAAAATTTAGGTATATGGGGTGATGATGATAAAACTCTATTAGATTTTAGATATAATGGTTTAAAAATAACAGACTATTGTTTATTTCAAAAGGCTAATTATCAATATGACGATGGCAGTGAAGTTTATGAGGTTTATATAAATAAAACTGATAGAAATATTTCTTATAACAATATATTACACGATTATAGCTATTATGGTAATTTGCGATATGATTTACAAGGTGGATTGACAGTAGATGTCTCTGAAGCTGACGAGTTTGATAGTTATGTAAACGGTGCAACACAACACATTTATTTAGCAGGCGGTTGTAAATATGCTATTAAATTAGATTTGCGTGACTATCAAATGACTTCTCAAGCTACGAACAATTTGTGGCGTGCACATATAATTTTTAAATTCACAGATTTAGCTACGGGCAATATAGAAAAATTAAATTATTACTCTGATTTTCTTACTTATGATGAGAAGGCATTTTTATATCCTAATTTCAATAAAGAAGTTGAGAACAACACGATATTAGATATTTATATACAAGAAGATATAGCTCTGCATCCGAATTGGGAAGCAACTTCTGAAAAATATTTTGGAGTTGAGAAAAATCCTTTTAATGTTTATATTAGTGTTAGAAAAATAAAAGGCAGCCACGTGCGGTTGCAAGGCTCTAATATTAATCTTTATAGCCAATTACCTCACATTAGTGTCTATGAATTGATAGTTAATCTACAAAAAATGTTTAACCTAGTCTTTTCATTAGATAAAGATACCGAAAAATTAATTATAGAACCTGAAATTGACTACTATAAACTGAACGAGGCTAATTTAATAGACATCACAGATTTAGTAGATTACAGCCAAGACATTATTATAGAACCTGCTTCAACATTGATAGACTACAACAAGATTTCGGCGAAATATAATATTAGTGATAAAGATTTCCACAACAGTTACTGCCAATCGCAGTATGGCAGAGCGTTTGGTGAGTTTAAGACTGAATTTGAAAGTTATGCAAAAGACGAACTAGAAATAAAAAATGAATTTACATTAGCAAAAGCGAGTATCTATCCTTTCAATGATAATTATATTTTTTCTGCAAGCTACGAAAACGAAAATGGAAATTTAAAAAAGGTGAGTGCAGACAANTGCTTTATAGGTGTAAGAAAAGTGCATACNAATAATAATAATGAACTACTAAAAATATGGTATAATGAAAACATACACCAATATTATAACAATTCACAATATAACTATTTAGACTTTTGCAGTGCAGATTTTGACTACTCATATGACACTCCCAGAGCGGTTTTTACTAATATGGACACTATACCGTTAGATAACTTGTTTTATAACTACTATTATAAAATTTTGCAGGAATATATAACATTAACAGGTAAAGTTGTTAGACTAAAAGCGTATTTTGACCCACTAACTTTCAGTAGTTTAAGCAAAAAACGTATAGTCTATTGGCAAAACAATTATTGGAAATTGTTAAAAATCAGTGATTGGTCGCCAAAAAAGAGCGTTGTGTCGGTAACTTTATTAAAGATGATAGACGTTGAAGTTCCGAAAATAGAAAAAAAACCTGTAATCGTTTCTGGGAATTGGCAATTTGGTGGTTGGCTAAAACCTTTGATGATAGATACAGACAACGTTTCGGTAGACTTTTTAGAGACGTTGGGTAGACAAGGAGTGATGATTAGTAATAAAGCGGAGTTGGTGAATGTTAGCGAAGTAAATGATAATGCAGCTGCGGTGCAGGAGTTGAATGATATTCTTTATAGTAGATATATACAAGATGATATAAGTAAATATGACAAAGCTGAACATAAGATAGTAGAGTGTTTGTTGCCAGATGGCACTGAGATTGAGTTTCCTAATTACAGCTATTTCAAAGGTATTTATCTATTTCCTGTCGAGTTTCTTGAAAATGAAATTTTTAGATTGATAAATTTTACAGGTAATTTTAAGATGGATAATTTGAAAATAGTTAGCGATGCTGCGTTTCAGTTTAGTAAATTCACAGGTGATTTCAATTGTCCGAATGTGCAGACAGTTGGTCAATATGCTTTTACAAATAGTGTATTCGATGGTGCGTTCGAGTGTCCGAATTTGCAGACAGTTGGAATTGGTGCGTTTGCAATTAGTCAATTCACAGGCGTGTTTAATTGTCCGAATTTGCAGACAGTTGGATATAGTGCGTTTCTGAATANTCAATTCAATGGTGCGTTCGAGTGTCCGAATTTGCAGACAGTTGGAGATTATGCGTTTCTGAATAGTCAATTCAATGGTGCTTTCAATTGTCCGAATTTGCAGACAG